TTAATTACAGTAATAGGTGCTTACTTTGGTGGAAGAAGTGCAGAAAAGTTTAAAAAGTAATGGCTAAAGCGATTGTAAATACATATAAGAGCAAATCTATTAAACGTAAGGGTATTCATGCTAAAAGCAAGATGAGTGCCTTAAAAAGCTCTAAAAACTATTATAAGAAATACAGAGGTCAGGGTCGTTAAATTCAATAGGTTAATAAATAAATTCAATACCCTTGTGAATTTAATAGGTATTTTTGTATATTTGTGAATTCAATAGGGTGCGAATATCTGTTGATTTTCTTTGTTTTCAATGAAAAGGGGTAACTTAAGGTTGCCTCTTTTTTTTTTACGTTTTGTCTTGCACATGACATTTTTTATGTATATGTTTGTTGTATGGAAAATTTAACAAAGAAATTGGTGCGTATTCAAGGGAGTTTGAAAGCACCTAAAAATCAAAGAAACAATTTCGGTAATTACAATTATAGAAGTTGTGAAGACATTCTAGAGGCAGTTAAACCTTTACTTGCAAAAGAAGGGTTGTTATTAACTATCTCTGATTCTATTGCTCCAGAGCCATTGTTTGTTAATGCCGTTGCTGAGATCACTGACGGTAAGGATAAATTATCGGTTAGAGCACAAGCAGGTATTAACCTAAATAGAAAAGGAATGGATATAGCTCAATGCTATGGTGCATCAAGTAGTTATGCTAGAAAATACGCTTTAAACGGCTTATTTTTAATAGATGATACTAAAGATGCAGATGCTACTAATAATCACGGAAACACATCTCAAAATGCCTCTACGAGCGTCTTAGAGCCAGACAAAGACTGGTTAGAAGAGGAAGGAGAGAAATTTGACAAAGCAAAACAAGCTATTAAAGAAAAAGGTTTTACTATCACCGATATTAGAAAGAAATATAAAGTAAGTAAAAAAGTAGAAAAATTATTATTAACCTAAATTAAATTAAAATTATGAATGACAAAAAGTATGTTGGTAGTGGAAAAAGAGTTGGAAACTACGACTTAATTAACTTTACAATTAGCGAAGAAAAGATTAAAGACGCTTTTGTAGATTACAATGGTAAAAAGTGGCTTAAACTTTCTATTGGCAAAAAGAAAACTGTTGATCAGTATGGTAAAACACATTCTGTATGGATTGATGAGTATATGCCTGAAAATAGTCAAGCTGAAACTCAATCAGCATCTTTACCAACACCAGATTTACCATTTTAAATTAATCATTCCCCCATTACTTAATTGTTTTGGGGGATTATTATCTCAAATTATGACACAAAGAAAAAACACTAAATACGTTAACATTAATTTAGCATTTATGAATACAAATCTATCTATATCGGAAGCTACGGTATTGTCATATATAGATTCATTATCAATAAAAAAAGGTTATTGTTATGCCTCAAACGAAAGTATATGTATGGCATTAAATTTAAACGATAGAACTTTATATAGAATATTAAAGAGTTTAGAAAACAAAGAATACATAAAAAGAGTAACAAAAAGCTTAGGAAACGATGGCAAAGAGCGTAAGATTTACATTAGCCCAGATGCCAAGAGTGTCAGTTGTATGTAATACATAATGTATTATATAAATAAATAATACATAGTGTATTATATACATAGTGTATTATAAAATATAACAGAATTTTTTAACTATGCAAGAAAACTTCAGAAAAATTGGAATCGCACCAAAAGGCAATTATTCTCAACAGAAAGTAAAGTGCCCAAAATGTAGTCATACTAGAAAAAATAAGACAGATACTTCTTTGTCAATAAATCTAGATGACGGATTATATCATTGCCACCATTGTGGATGGAACGGTTCTGTAAACCCTAACAACAATATGATACAAGACAGAATATATATTAAACCAACTACGAATAATCTTAAAAAGATTAATTCAAGTGCCATTAAGTTTTTAAACGATAGAGGCATAACTAACGAAGTTATAGAAAATAACAAGATCACTACAACAAAAGACGGTCGTAGTGTAGTTTTTCCATACTTAAAAAATAATGAGCTTGTCAATTATAAAACTAGAGGCATAGACAATAAAACATTTACTCAATCTAGAAATAGTCAACCTATAATATTTAATTACGATAGAGTAGTAAATCAAGACTATGTAATACTATGTGAAGGCGAGTTGGATTCACTTAGTTGGGAAGTTGCAGGTTTTACTTGGCATACATCTGTTAATATGGGTGCTCCAAATGTTAGGGATAAAAACTTAGATAAAAAATTAGAATGTATTACAAATTCTTATGAAGTCTTTGATAAAGCTAAAGTAGTTTATTTATGTACTGATAATGACGAAAACGGAAGATATTTAGAAGAGGAACTTATAAGACGTATTGGTGCTGAAAAGATTAAAATAATTGATACAAATCCATACAAAGATGCAAATGAGGTTTTACTAAATGAAGGTATTAAATCTTTGCAACATAGATTTAAAAATGCTAGAGTGCCAAAAGTAGAAGGTATATTTGATGTTAGTGATATTTACGATAGCATGATAGATGGTTATAGAAATGGACAGGAACGAGGTTCTACAACACATATAGAAGCTATTGATAGAGCTTGGACTTGGCGTAATGGAGAAGTTAATATTTGGACAGGATACCAAAACGAAGGTAAAAGTATGTTTTTAAATCAATTATCGGTATTAAAAGCATTTCACGATGGATGGAAGTTTGCTGTGTTTAGTCCAGAAAATATGCCAATAAATGACTTTTTCCATGACTTAATAGAATGTTACATAGGCAAAAGTTCAGATCCTTTTTATGAAAACAATTATATGAGTGAAGCAGAGTTTAAAAAAGGCATTGAATTTATGAAAAGACATTTTTTTATTATATATCCAAAAAAAAGTTATAAATTAGAAGACATATTTGAAAGAGCTAGATTTTTAGTTAAGACAAAAGGCATACGTTCATTGATTATTGACCCATACAACACTGTACAACACAGAATGCAACATGGTGAAAGGGAGGATTTATATATTAGTAGATTTATGAGTGAATTGAAAAGGTTTGCCGTAGACAATAAAATATCTGTTCATTTAGTTGCACACCAAGTTACACCACAAAAGGATGATAATGGTAGATATAGAAAACCAGATGTTAATTCAATAAAAGGTGGTGGAACATTTGCTGATAAAAGTGATAATGTACTTTTTGTATGGAGACCAAATAGAGCATTAGATTTTAGTAATACTCAAGTTATATTTGGCAGTCAAAAAATAAAGAAACAAAAACTGGTGGGTTATCCTCAAGATATTGAAGGTATAACTTATCATAGAAAATCAAATAGATATTATTTTAATAATCAAACACCCTTTGATAAAATAGATAATATCAGATGCGAAAGCGAGCAAGAGTAGATGCTAACCAAAAAAATATTGTCTCTAAACTAAGAGAGATAGGATGCTCTGTCCTACATACTCATCAATTAGGAAAAGGTGCACCAGATATTATAGTCGGATTTAATGGCAAAAATTATTTATTTGAAATAAAAGATGGAAATAAACCATTAAGTCAACAAAAGCTAACCGTAGACGAGATTAAATTTAAAGCTGAATGGCAAGGTCGTTATGACGTTGTAAGTTCATTAGATAAGTTGTTGGAAATAATACTAGAAGATGAAATCTAAGATACTTGACATTTTAGCGAAAAGGCATACAGATTGGATAAAAATGGCTAAAGCATTTAAAATAGATGAAGACAAAGCAAATGAATTAGTACAGGATATGTATATAAGGATGTACGATTACACAAAAGATGTAAATCGAATTATGTATAATGAAACTGAAATAAATACATTTTACATATATATTACATTAAGAAATTTATATTATAGTAAGTATACTAATTATAATAATAATAATAATAAAACAATACTATTTTCAGATTATAAAGCTACACACGATCATAAAAGACTAGATGAAGTTTTTAATAAATTGTCTTATGATTTTGAGGAACATACAGATAATTATAAAAAAAAGATTAACTTAGAGGCGTTATATAATAAAATTGATGAGATAATTGAAGACTGGTATTGGTACGATAAGAAGCTAACTAAGTTATATCTAAATAGCGAAATGAGTATGCGAGATATAAGTAAAGAGACAAAAATAAGTTTAAGTTCAATATTTAATACATTAACAAATGCCAAAGAAAAAATTAGAAAAAAAACTGAAAAAGAGTACAGAAGATACAAAAGCTAAGGGTCTTGGTGATACAATAGAACGAGTGTTTGAAAAAACAGGGATTTCTAAAGTAGCTAAATGGATACTTGGAAAAGATTGTGGATGTGAAGAGCGTAAAGAAAAACTCAATAAATTATTTCCGTATAAAAAACCAGAATGTTTGTTTGAAGACGAATATGATTATTTAGACAAATATTTTAAAGAGGCAAAATCTACTGTACATCCTAAAACTCAAGAAAAATTATTAAAAATAGGCAATAGAATATTTCATCAAAAAATGTCAATGACTAGTTGTACATCTTGTTTTAAGAAAAATCTACACGATCAATTATACAAAGTGTACAAAGAATATAAAAGTGAATAAAGAAATAACTAAAGGTCGATGGGCTTCTTCATTTAAAACAGGCAAAAGTGCTGAAAAAGTATTTTGTGATTTAATGACTAAAAAAGGATTAAAGGTTATTAAATCTAATAGAAATGATGATATGCACAAACACATTGACTTTTATGTAGACAATATTGGTTTTGATGTAAAAGGCAATAGGCATATAGATTGTATATGGCTAGAAATTCAAAACGTAAGAGGTAAGGATGGTTGGTTAAAAGGAAAAGCAAAGTTTATAGCGTTTGACATTAAAGAGTTAAACGCTTTTTGCTTTTATAAAAGGACTGATCTTTTAAGCTACGTTAATCAGTTTAAAGAAACAACAACGTATAAAAGTGATTATTTAAAATGGTACACCAGATCAAAATGGGGTAGAGATGATAAAATTATAAAAGTAAAACACGAACATATAAAACATTTAGAAATAAAACAATTACCTTATGCCACTACTTAAACCAAAAAAATACGAAGAGAAAGCTAGTTTCATGGCTAGATTTATGAATAATGCTAAAATGATTTTAGAGTATCCAGACCCTAAGCAACGCTATGCAGTTGGTTTAGATGTATGGAAAAATAATTTTATGTAAAAAATATTTGCATATATCAGTTCTTTTATTAACTTTGTAAGTGAATAACAAAGAAATATGAGAACAATACTTTATACATTAATTTTATTTACATTATTTAGTTGCAGTGATAATTGTGATATTAGCCATTATCCATCAGCACCTTTTATTAATGAACCTTATCATGCAGAGTATGGAGACCACTCTGTTAAATACATTTATTTATGTAGAAATGGCAATAATAATGAAGTTTACAACTATTATATAGATAGTGGATGTTGGGAGTATTACGTTTCGTATCAGTATAACTATAATTGTAATTAATATGAAAGAACCAATCATTACACTAGACAACGAGATTCATGATAGACATGAGCTCACACAAAAAGCAATTCAAGACAGCTTTTATTATGGTTACTTAGCAAAAGCTTGTTTTTCAAGTAGTGCTATAAGTCAACTGCTTAAATCTCCATTAGAATACTTAAATCAAATAAATTTACCTACTGAATCAGACGCTTTGGCACAAGGATATTTGTTTCATGCTAGTATTTTAGAACAAGATAAATTTAATGAATGTTTATTCTTAGATGTAAAAACAAAAGCAAGTAAAGAATATAAACTTGCTAAGGAAGAGAGATGGGATGTTTTTACAGTAAAAGATAGAGATAGTGCTCTTAAATTAAGAGATAGATTTTATAATTGCAAACCTGCAAGTGAACTTATAGAGAACAGTCAATTTGAAGTGCCTATGGTCAATACGTTAATGGATTATCC